TAAGGGGGGTAAAACGAAATGTGTAAAGACCTACTGGTAGGGAAAATGACCATACAATAAGAATATCAATAAGTTAGACGGGTGAAGAGTAAGAGGAGTGTGCAAAACGAAAAGTGACACAGCCTTTACACTGGGCTTGCATCGGCGGCCTGTTTTGAACGGTTTTTAAACGGTTGCTTTACATTGGAGCTTACACCGGTTTTATATTGGGCCTGTACGGGCGCAAACGGGGCGCACAGGGGCGTTTTGTTAGCTCGGATGGGCATTTGATTGTCAGAGTGGTAAAGAGGTTTTAAACGGCCTCTTTTCTTTTGCCTGATTTTGGCTGTGATGGTGGAAAATATTTCTTTGATTATTCCAAATAATTATTATTTGGTATCTTTGCGATAAAGAAAATACCAAATCGTTATGACAAAAGTTATTCATGTGCATTTACTTTACGAGAAGAAGAATTATTATTTTGGCAGCCTTTCAGCCATCTTCGACGTACTGACGGAGGCAGAAGTCGGGATTACCAAAAGCAGCCTTTTGCATGCTGGATTGACGGATGGTGGCTGCAAGATTACCAAACGGGCGATGATTATCCAGTCGCACCTAATAAGAAGTTGTAAGTAGTTGTTTTATTAGTGTTTAAGTTGTATTCAAACGACTTTCTTTGTGATAGCGGGTTTCCTACCGGTTTGAACGGTCGGAAATACCGCTTTTTCTGCGTTGGTAATGCGCTTGGTAATGCGTTTAGTAATACATTATAGAGAAAATAAAAACGAAATGTGTTAATAGGTAATGCATTTGGTAATGCAAAACGCAGTATTTTAAGTGCCGAATAATAGGTATATAAGTCTATAATAATGACAAAATATGTCTTTTTAAAGCGTTTTCCCCCATATAAAAATATATGTATTTGTAAAATCAATAGTATAAAATATATCAAAATAAATTAGTAATCAATACTTTGACTAAAAAAGTCTATGCATACTACCTAATACAGCAAAAACTTTTCGAATCATACTAACAGGTATGTCTTGTTCTCTATATTCTGGGCTTTTGTTAGTTGGTATTAAGCGTACGAATCCCTCTTTGTCTGACATTCGAATACGTTTTACAGTACGATAGTCGTCTGTAATAATTCCATATATTTCTCCAGATGGCAAATATTCTATTGGCGAGGTCATTTCTTTCATCGCAATAAAATCACCGTTGTTTAATTCTGGTTCCATAGAATGTCCCGTAATATTACACCATATTACGCCTGGCTTATTATAGGGTTCAAAGTTAATGTAATAGTCAGGGGTTCTTGTTTGGTCATTAAAAACTATATCAAATCCGCCAATGAAATCTACATTATAATATGGAGCACCTTTGTATTTATAGTTAATCTCCGGCAAAATTTCTTCTTTCTCTTTTTGTGAGCAGGAGGTAATTCCTGTTAGAAGCCAATTGAAATCGATTCCTTCACATTTTGTGTATATGGCATCTATGTCAAAAGTAAGTCTGTTATACCAATTTGTAATAGTATTGGGAGCCACACCTAAAAAACGTGCTAAATCTGCATTGCCTCTTAATGAGTAATGCTCTTTGATTCGATCTAAAACAGCAGACTTATCGAGATTTTTTCCCATAATGTGAAATTTTTCTTGTTTTTATTTTGATTATTCCCATTTTGTGTGTAATATTGCAGTGTATTCAAAATATGAACACGCTTCAAAGATATGAAAAGGCGGCCATATAAACGAATATTAGAAGTAAAACTTAAAAATAGCAAAGGATATGAATGACGAGATTAAAGAATGGCAGACACAAAGCGTGAAGCACAAAGTCGCTTACGTGTTGATGATGGACGGTATCAGTTTCAGATACACTGAAGAGACTGGGATTGTGTTTTCCGCTCCCGATTTTTATGTAAAGAATCTTATCCGGCGCTTGATGAGCTGCTATGGCGTGAGTTTGAAACCGATTATAAACGAATATAAATAAGAAACGATGAAGGCAAAAGTGATTATCGCTCAGGCAACGGCAGAAACAGCCGGATTTCTTTACGAACTGGTTAAGAGAATGGCAGAGAAAACGGCTATCAAGGCTTATCCGAGTGTGGACTATCAAGCCGTGTTCTTCCCGGTAGATAAACACGACCTGTCTTTTGTGAAGCGGGTATTGGCAGATAGGGACTTTCCTTTTAAGGTGGAAAATGCTGAATAATAACATTAAAAATCAAGTATATGAAAGTAATTCGAAAGTCAGGTAACCGTAATAGTTGGCAAGAAATGGATATCGAGAGCCGTCAGGCCGTGTATTTAGCGGAACGATTGGTGGAGGATAAACGCGGCGTAGAAACCGGAGGTAAACGCTACAACAACTGTACGCTGGAGATACGCTATGGAAACAATATCTATAATACACAGATTGACATAGTGGATAACGACGGCTTGGTAATAGCCTTCTACTCCGATGGCTATTTCTACGACAGTACATGTAAGCAACAAGTGGAATTATTCTAAGGCAAATAGATTGTGGGTTAGGACAGCCCGGAAAGATGGGCGGGCGATTAGTTCAGGCAGGTAGAACAGGCGAAACTTATCCATAGAAGCCATTGTCCCCGGTTCGAATCCGGGATCGCTCACAAGTAAGTAACAACAATAACGGATTAAAACAGATATAGAAATGAAGAAACGAATTATAGTTGAGCATGGAGAGGTAAAGCGGATCGCTTTACTGATGAACTGCACCTACGAGATGGTGTCGCATTCGCTGGCTTACCGGAAGGATACCAAGCTGGCGAAGGCGATCCGGAAAATGGCTTTGACGCGTGGTGGTGTCGAAGTGGGTGACGAACCGGTAAATGATACAAGCCATGAGGAAGAATTTGTTAAAACCGTTTGAAGGTGAATTTGTTTGGTGGCACACCCTTACCGGAAAAGAAAAGCTATATGTCGTTTACTTCCTGCTCAGTTTTACCTTGATGGCGGGATTGACGGATGGCAATTCGATTTGGGTGATGTTTTTGGCAGTATTGAACTTCGGCAATTCCGTGCGGCTGATAAAAAGAGTGCCGATAGACAAACTGGAAGATTTTTAGTAAGCAAAACAGCTGAGTGATGGAATATTTCGAAAACGAACTATGTGTAACCTATGAGGAGCTTACCTCTGGCGATGATCCTGTTATAAAGTATAGTACTTTAAACAGCAACATCACCAGAAAAAGAATCCGAACCGCCAAACGTGGCGGTGGCGAAGGTTCCTGCGCATTGATTATCTATTCCTCGCTCCCTGAAAAATACAAGGCCCGTTATGTGGCGAAATATGGTGATCCGGTAGAAGCATTAAAATTACAACGTATGAGAAACAGGGTGAAAATAGACGAAAAGGCAAGAGAGTTTTACGAGGCGTTCAAATACGACATGAACGGTGTTCAAACAGGGCTTAGCAAAAAGCTGATAGCAGAATATACTTTGAATGCTTCGGTGTTGAATACCTTGGTGTGTGACTTGGAAGATAAGACAACCAACCGGAAGATGTTAGGCAACAGCCTCAATACTTTGTGGGAATGTGTCGCCGCCACCAGCGAGAACTTGCGCGAAATCTATGGGCATACCCTGCCGGAAAACCTTGCGCGACTGAGGGGGAAAATCCGATGTTACAAATTACAGGGATACCCTTCCCTTATCTCCGGCAAGGTAGGCAACGCCAGTACGTTGAAAATAACCGAGGAGGCAGGTCGTTTCCTGATCGCTTTGAAACGCAGCCGGGTTCCGGTTTATACCGACTCACGGATATTCGAGGAATACAACCGGGTGGCACCGGAAAAGGGCTGGAAAGAACTGAAGAGCAAACGCAGCCTGACGATGTGGTTTAACCGCCCGGAGATACAGCCGCTTTGGTGGGATGCCGTACATGGCGAGATGTCGGCGCACCAGCGTTTCGGCCGCAAGCACCGTACGGAACTGCCCTCACGCCGCGACACGCTTTGGTATGGCGACGGTACGAAACTGAACTTGTATTATCAGGACGAGAACGGGGATATGCGCACCACGATGGTGTACGAGGTGGTGGATGCCTACAGCGAGGTTCTACTGGGTTATTACATCAGTGATCACGAGAACTTCGAGGCGCAATATAACGCCTACCGCATGGCCGTGCAGGTTAGTGGGCACAAGCCTTACGAGATCGTGCACGACAACCAGGGCGGACATAAGCGGCTGGAGAAGGAAAAGGGAAAGAAAGAGCCGGGTTTCTTTGATCTGATCTGCCATGTGCACCGCCCGACAGCCCCCTATAGCGGGCAAAGTAAGACGATAGAGAGCATCTTTAACCGTTTCCAACAACAGGAATTGAATAAGGACTGGCGGTTTACCGGTATGAACATTACCGCCAAAAAGGAGAGTAGCCGTCCGAATTTGGAGTTTGTCGAGGCGAACAAGGACAAACTTTTCACTTTGGAGGAACTGAAAGCCCACTACGCTGAAGCACGCAAGGCCTGGAACGAGGCCAAACATCCGGCGACTGGGATTCCCCGCATTGAGATGTACGAAAAAAGTGTAAACGAGGAGACGGACGTGGTGACGGTCTATGACATGGTGGATATCTTTTGGATATGGACGAAAAAGCCTGCCACCTTCACTGATTCGGGCATAGAGATCACCATCGGTGACAAGAAACTGCCTTACGAGGTGTACGAGCGTCCCGGCGTGCCCGATCATAAATGGCGCATGAAAAATACCTATCGCCGGTTCTATGTCAAGTATGATCCGAACGACCTTCGCGGTATTCGCCTGTATTGGGAGGACAATGCCGGTGGCCGGCGGTTCGAACGGGTGGCCGAGCCTTATATGGTCATCCATCGTGCCTTGCAGGACCAGACGGAGGGTGAGGCCGCCTTTATACGTCGGGAACAGGAAGCGAACATTCAGGATCGTATCGACCGTCAGGTGATTGCCAAAGAAATAGAATATGCCTACAATGTAGCTCCGGAACAGCACGGTCTGAGTACACCGAAACTGAAAGGTGTAACCGCCGAGGTGCAACGTGAAATCGACCGCCGTACGGGGAAGTATAGCCGGAATCCGGAAGAATATCGTATCGGTCGTGCGACTAAGAAAGCCAGCCTCCTTACCTGGGATCAACTGAAGGAGAATAAGGTTGTTGACATGCGCAAGGTGGCAGGCAAACTGTAAAGCAAGAAATTATAATCTATAAAATATAAACGATATGAACGAACTAAGTACCAAAGAAAAGGACGTGATCCGTGAGGCACTCCGGACATACGTCGCCAAATATCCGAGCCAGAACAAGGCAGCGGGCAGCTTGAAGAACACCAGTGTCGGCACGATCAGCAGTATCATGAACGGCAAGTATGAAAATATCTCGGACGAGATGTTTCGTAATATCGCCTCACAGGTAGGCTGTCGGTCGAAAGATACCGGCTGGCAGATCGTGGAAACGTCCGCCTATCAGGAAATCCGTTATGCGCTGGATGACGCCCAGCGTTGGCGTAACGTGACGTGGGTGGTCGGCGAGGCCGGATGCGGAAAGACGACGACGGCACGCCTTTATACGGAAGAGCACAAGGAGGTTTTCTATATCCTTTGCTCCGAGGACATGAAGAAGGGCGACTTCGTGCGTGAGATCGCCCAAAAGGTCGGGATCAAGACGGACGGGCACAATATCCGTGAAATCTGGGGCCTGATCCTGGACGACGTGATACAGATGGATGCGCCGCTTTTGATCTTCGACGAGGCGGACAAGCTGACCGAGCCGGTGTTCCATTACTTCATTAGCATGTACAACAAGCTGGAGGACAAAAGTGGAATCGTTTTTCTTTCCACCGACTACATCAAAAAGCGCATCAACCTCGGTTTGCGTCACCAGAAACCCGGATATAAGGAGTTTTTCAGCCGTATGGGGCGTAAATACTTCGAACTGGAGGAAACGACTGCCAGCGATGTTTACTCCATCTGCGTGGCCAACGGAGTACAGGATAAGAAGAAGATCGAGGAGGTGATCCGGGATGCCGAGCCGTGCGATTTCGACCTTCGCCGCGTGAAGAAAGCAATCCATCGGGCCAAACGGATGGGTGAGTAAAACAGCGTTTTAATAACATTCAAACACCGTTCAAAAGATATGAAACGAGCATTGAGCGTCCGGGATATACTGGACAAAAAATATAATACTTTCCCCTTCGAGGGAAAATGGAAGGAGGCGTTCGGAACACCGGAGCGTGTCGGCGTGTGGTTTATCTGGGGAAACAGCGGTAACGGTAAGACGTCGTTCGTCATGCAACTTTGCAAGGAGCTTTGCAAGTATGACCGGGTAGTTTACAACAGTCTGGAAGAGGGCGCGTGCCTGACGGTACAGAACAACCTGAAGATGCACGGCATGTCGGAAGTAAGCCGTCGGCTGGCATTCATACAGGAGGACATGGAAGCGTTAAAAGCCCGCTTACGTCGCCACAAGAGTTACAACATCGTGGTGGTTGACAGCTTCCAGTACACCCGCATGAGTTACCGTGACTACATCGCGCTGAAAGAAGCCTTCCCCGGCAAGCTGTTCATCTTCATCAGCCATGCCAAAGGCAAGAACCCGAAAGGCGATGCGGCCGAAAGTGTGATGTATGATGCCACGCTGAAAATATGGGTCGAGGGCGGAAAGGCTTTCAGTAAGGGACGGTTTATCGGTGAGACCGGCGAATATGTCGCCTACCCGAAGCTGGCCGAGGAGTATTGGAGTGACAATGGAATAAAAGTGGTGAGCTATGAATAAGAAAAGGATTTACCAGTTAGGCATGGAGCCGCAATATGCCTCCCATGTGCTCCTGCTTTGGAACGAGGGCGAATATCCCGGTGACATACGGGTACGGCGTGCCAAGACCGCCGGTCTGATAGTTGTCGAGGTCGAGGAGCTGGAACTGGCTAATAAAATCGTGAACGTCACCCGCTGTAAGGTGGCGATAAAAGAAGTCGAACAACCTAAATAACTGGATCATGGATGAAGTGATAGAAGCAATCGTAAACTACGCCATCAAAAAGTCGGAAGGCTTTTCATTCAGCGAGCAGTCTTTCATATTTACCGAACTGTCGGAACGGCTTACCGGGCTTTCTCACGATGCGCTGATGGCCGAGTACGGACTTAAAGAGGAGGATTTCGAATGAGCAGGAATTACGCACGTTTTTATGTCCTCTTGGATCGTTTGCCCACAGAGGATAAAGACGAGTTGAAAGCCTCGCTGGTCAGCCAGTACACCGGTGGTCGCACGGAATCGCTCCGGGAAATGACCGTTAGTGAGTACGATGCCATGTGTGAGGACATGCAGCGTATGGATGAGAATTACAAGGCGCGGGAAATCTACCGTGAGCAGCTACGGCAGAAACGCTCTACAGTGCTGAAGTTGATGCAAAAGCAGGGTATTGACACGACCGACTGGGGCCGGGTGGATGCCTACTGCCAGAATCCCCGGATCGCAGGCAAGAAGTTTGCCCGGCTGACGACCGGGGAACTGGATACGGTGGCCATCAAACTCCGGATCATCCAAAGGAAAGACAGGGAAAAGAACACGGATTATTCACAACTAAATTAATTAAAGCTATGACAGAAGAAAGAAAAGCCGTTGAAATGACGGACGAAGAACTGAAACAATTCGAGGTATTCAAGGCAGAACAGGCCGCCAAGCAAGCCAAGGAACAGGCCAAGCGAGATCGCGAAGCCTACAAGGAGCTGGTGGACGAAACGATCGAGGAAGCGATCATAAGGCTGCAAGCTGTCAGCCATCATATCAAGACAGATAAGCAAAATGTATTGAACGACTTCCGCCGCGTGATCGACATGAAGTCGGAAGTCTTGAAACTGAAAAAGGACGGCCAACGTACAGACACCTTTACCAACTCTGCGGGTAACAAGCGTATTATTGTAGGGTATTATGAAACCGACGGCTACCGCGACACGGTGGAGGACGGTATCGCCATCGTAAAAGAGTATATCGAGGGGCTTGCCAACAACGAGGAAACGAAGGCACTCGTTAAGATGGTGCTTCGTCTGTTGGCTCGTAATGCCCAAGGAACGCTGAAGGCAAGCCGTATCGTCCAGCTTCGTAAGATAGCCGAGGAATCGAGAAACGAGCGTTTCATGGAAGGCGTACAGATCATCGAGGAGGCCTACCAGCCGGCAATTAGCAAACAGTTCATCCGGGCCGAGGTCAAGAACGATAACGGGGCATGGATAGCGATACCATTAGGAATGACAGAGGCATGAGCAAGCAACAACACGCGCTATTGATCCAGCCGCCGCTCTTCCCGAAAGAGTGTCCTGTCGAACGGGTCGAGTTCGGCGGCTTCCCCTGTAGTTATTGCCACGGCAACGGCTGGTTTTGGGGAGTGGATGATTACGGGGAGCGTATCAAACAGGATTGCCCCGTGTGTAAAGGGAATAAACGTCTGAAGGCGGTCGTAACGGTCAACTGGACGGCAGACGATAGTAGTAACAATCAATAATAATCGAAATGAACAGTATTTTAGAAAGATTCAGAAGAAAACAGGTTAAAAGACAGCCGAAATCGCAGCAACCGGCCGGAATGGAATCACCTGCACCTAAACGTGAAAAGACGATCCCACCTCATATCGTAGCCTGCAAGGTTTGTGAGGGTAAGGGAGTAAAAGACGACGCTGTTTGTCCCCAGTGCAAGGGCTCCGGCCGTGTTATCGTATCATGTGAAGTAACAACCTATATTTCGGCTTACGTGCCGGAAAACAATCAAAAATAATCGGTTATGGAGGAAAAAGTAAAGATTTTGATGGAACTGGATAAAAAAACAGTTCAGGCGGCAGCTTATTTGGTTAATATAGACCTGTCGGATGAAGTCTGGCAGAAAATGGTTGCAGAACCGATTCTTTTCCCCACGGAACTTATGGAAGAACAAAAAAAGGAAATGGAATTGGGAATGGCGATGGCTGCTTTAGGTTTAACATTACAAAAACAGGAGGAAACAAAATAATTATGGGTTATGATTTAATACCAAAGAAAAAAGGGGTCGATTGTAAAAGAGGAATGATATTTACATGGCCCGTCATACTGAACGAAACCGGTGCTTGCTACCTATTCGGCTATGGGGATCACACATTTTCTCCGGGAAAATATATTTATGACGGTTCCCGGAAAGATGGCAGTCCGGTAAGCAATGACGGATTTGAAGTCACAAAAGAAGAAGCCTGTATCATGGCGAGGCTCTTTAGGGGGTATGTCTCTGTAAAAAGAAAGTTGAAGGAAGAATGGGACCAGCTGTCGAAACAGGAACAAATCAAGATTAAATCCATGTTAGGGGAAAAAGCGGAACCACCGGCTGATGAGTTCTTACATAAGATAGAAATGCTGGCAGATTTCTGTGAACAGTCGGAAGGTTTTAATATATGTTGAATATGAATGCGACAGACCAAGCCAAATTATGCAAGGCAGGTTATATCATACTTCGCCGGATGGATTATCCTTCTCCACACATAAAAATCAAAAGTAAAGCCAATCCGCATAGCTGGAAGAGATGCGGCGATTATTACCCCAGCAAAGCGGAAAGGGACAGGAGCATGAAACGTTTATTGGAAAGTAACGATATAATAGAGGATTGAATTATGAACATGAAAGACTTAGGATTGGTTCCCAGTGTGGCACAATGTGTCAAAGATGCTGAAGGAACGGCGGAAATTATCAAGGAACAAATCCCACGATTGAGAAGCAGAGCCAAAAAGCGGCAAAGTGAGAGAAGCCTTGAATTTTTCGAGGCGGTGGTTTACCACCTGAAACGATTGCAACAGTTGGAATCGACGAAATAATCGGATAATAATTATCAAGCGGCGGGAAGTACAAAAAGCTGTCCCGCCGCTTGTTTTTTGGGGATGATTGGTTTAAACAAACTTAAAAACTGTCCGTACCAAACAAACTTAAAGGCCGATGCCGTCTTGAAATACAGTATAAAACTGTACTTTTGTATTAAATACGTTGATTCTATGGCCAAAGGACGAGACAAACAGTTGATTAAAAAACGAGATGAAGCCCTATGCCGCCGTTATTACTATTGGACGGAGGCGCAGAGCGTCCGCTTCGACCGTGCCCTGAAGATCCTTTCTGAGGAGTTTTTTTTGTCGGAGGAGCGCATCATGGCCATTATCCGCGAACGCAGCAAGGTCGATCCGGATATCCGGCCCGTCCCAAAAGTCCGTGCGCCCCGCCTGACTTACAAGCAGCTTTCCCTGTTCACGGATGACGCCGGCTATCCAATAGCGCGGATTCATCGCGATAGCTAAACGCAAACACGAATTCATACACCTTGATGTTTCCGGACAGGGTATAGTCCCGGCTTTTGATTCTGACCAGTTCGTCCATGTTCCGGCAGAACTGGAAATTTTGCAGTGTCCGGTATAGTTTCCCGGCCATTTCCATACGCTCCTTGATACGCCCGGTCGTTCCACTTCCGATGTGGGTATCGTGGTAGCAGTCGATGCCCAGCCGGACGGTCAATGTTATTTCTCCCGCCTGCGTTCCCATTCCGATGTCTTTCCAGTCCGCTTCGGTGTTTCCCACCAGTACGCATGGAAACGTCACCGGATAAAAATCCTCGTTTTCCGAATCCATTCCTTCCAGTTGGCCGTAATCCTCGTCGATGTAGGCTATTTCCGGCATTTCATTTTGTATCCTTTCCAGGATTGCGATGTACAGTTCCTCCATATTGTTTATTTAAAAATGTTTATTATTTCCGTATCGATGGTTTGTCTGATTTGTTCGTTCAATTCCGCGCTTTCTCCGATAAACTGGCGTTGGGGGATTTTTACCTTCAGCTTTTTCTTCCGGGTAAGGGCGAGCCCTTTCCACATACCGGCCTCCGGCGGCAGTTCCCCTTGCCTTGTTTTACCCTTTTTCTGTTTGCCTACCGCTTTATAATACATCGCCCATGCAAACTTCCGCATCCGGGGTGTCACGGTCGGATGTGTCTCGCCTCCCCAGTTATGCAGCGGGGCGTATTCCACGTCGTTAGCCACCCTGACACGGTAGTCTCCCGGCGTATATTTGACGGATGAGAACAGATGGTTGCGCCGGGAGAGCAGCGGGCCGTAACCTGCCGCCGCCGACTTTCCGCCGGATTGCTGGCGTTTAGTCTGCGGCCATCGTTTTAGTCCCCCGTTCACGAAACCGCCTTTTCGGAAGTTCTCCTGATAATGATCTTTGGCCATTCTCCCCACCTTGACAGGCAGCTTGCGGCGCATGAGCGTGTCCAGCTCCTTCTGCTTAGCCTTGAGCAAGGTCGAAAAATCTTTTATATCCATGATAAAAATATATTTGCTTTGTTTGTTGGTATATAATCTCTATATTTGTCTCCATGAAAGCCGGGCTTTCGGTAAGGTCGTGGATTGCAGTTCTACGAATACTTGCTCTGATTGTCCGGCTTTTCTGAGATAATATCCTTGATGGTTTCGCTGTCCGAGATGCTGTGTACTTCCACTCTATCAGGAGAAAATTCGCGCACGACAATCCATGACTTCTTCCTGTTTATCTGAGTTTCAAACAAATGAGCCTTGATGGTGGCATCGTGCTTGTCTGTCCCATATCCCAGATAACGGGCATTCTTTAACACATCTTTTATAGAAAGCAGCATTTCATTCTTGGCGGCATAAAACTCATGCGGCTGGTTGAGCCATTCCTTAATGCCACGTCCTGTAATGTGTATCTCATAGTTTAAGTGGCTGTTCCTGAACGTTTCCTCCTTCAAAAAGGCTGCTTCACGCTGTATTTCCTTCCTGCGGACTTTTATGGTTTCCCAGTCTACTTGTTTCATAAGCCTGTCCACCGCTTCCCGTGCTCCAGGATAGGCCTCGGACATATACGGATGCTTGTCTGAAAACAGTTTGGCGTCCTTTCCCGGATTGTTCTCCAGTCCGTCCTGCGGTTTGTCGGCGGGATCGGAGTCGGGTAGGGGAGTAGGCTTCTCATCAGTGGATGAGAGGGAACACTTGCAGTTCCAGCGGTCGCCCGGTCGGTGGATATTCCAGAACGGATCGTCGACGGGCCGTATCGTTCCCCAGAACCGGCGGTGGTCGGCTCCCGGATGTAGGGAAGTGGACGGCATCCATTTCAGGTTGGGCAGCACGTCCTTCTCGCGCTCGAATTGCCGCCAGTCGGCGGCTTGGTGCGCCCGGATTATCGCCGTATCGTATTCGGTCTCCAGCCACTGGTAGACCTGATGGTCCGCGATGGGCATGGCTTCTTTCACCCAACGTTCAAACGGCTTTAAAACGCCGTTCGAATCGAGCAGCAATGCGGCCATGTCGTTCTGCATCCGATGCACCTTGAAGGCGGCGAACACGGCGTTGTTCCGTTTCAGTTCCTCGTAGAAGTCATGGTCCGGGTCGTCGGCTTCCCGGTCGCCGAATCCTTTGGCGGTGGCGATGTCGAGCGTATCCCATACGGCACGGAACATCTGAAGCTCGATGTCCGTCATGTGGTGGAAGTCCTTTTCATAGATGCGGCGTACGAACGCCTCCAGCACGTTCCGGTCAAAGGTGAAGCCGGCGGATACCTCGCCTGTGGCATCCCGGTAAAGGGTGTCGACTACCAGTTTAAGGCCGCCCCGTCTTTGTGCGGGGCGTGGGCGAAAAAACTCTTCAGCCACGCCATGAAGTTTCTTTTCTGCCTTGCTGTGGGAGCTTCATCCTCTTTGTCCGGCTTTTCTTCGGGCTTTTCTTTTTTGCCTTCCGGCGGAACGGGTGAGGCCGGTGTTTGTGCATTTTTAACGGCTTCCGCTTTCAGCCACTTGTAGTTCTTCGGTTTCTCTATGCCGAACTTCTCGTAGAGGAAATCGTCATCGATGGGCAGGTTGAAGTCCCTTTTCAGGGCGGACAGGACAGTCATTTCGGTTTTTGTGTCCGTCTCCTTCTGTTCGGGGAAACAGAACTTTCCGCCTGCCGTATCGATGCCCATTGCCTGGAAGATGTCGGTCATGTCGTAGTTAAGCACGTTCAGCAGGAAACGGCAATCCGACTTCAGCTTTTTGTCCTCTACCTTCTTGTGTACCGTTCCGAGTGCCTGTGTCCCGGTCTTGGAGGCTTCCGTGGTCAACGTGTTGCCCAGTACCAGTTTCGATATCTCGCTGTTGCAACGCTCGCAGAGTTTGTCGTATAGGTCCGCCGATCCGCTCTTGTTACCCGCTTCCCTGAGATTCAGTTCCGTGTCTTTGCCATGAATGAACACGCCCAGTGATCCGATGCCTGTCGCGTCCTCAATGGCACGCTGGCGTGCCTCGTCATCGTCCGTCTCGTAGGTGTACTCCTGTATGGGCATCCCGAACACCTCGGCGAACTGTGCCCAGTCCGCCATATCGTTACGCTTGTAGATGACCCACGGCGCAGCCTTTGCCAGCAGCCCCATGTCGTCCTTGTTCCCGACAAACAGCAGGTCGGGGTATTCATCCCACGGGGTTCCCGTAATGTCCGTCTGGTGGCGGAGTATGAGGCGACGGACGGGGTCGGCGTGCTTGCGGGGGATGAGATCGTAGTTGATCCACGGCCCCTCGCGGAAGAACTGCATGAGCGAGAAACCCCACCACCTGGCGGCAAGGATGTCCTCGATGCAGCGTCGGAACCACGGCGACTGCAACTGCTCATTTATACTCTCGTCCGGTTTGCCGTCGCGTTGGAACTCTATGTCAAGCGCCAGCACGGCTTCGACTCTTTTATCGATGACACTGGACAGGTGCGTGTCCATCAGTATGTCGCTATATAGGTCATAAAGTTTGTACCTTCTGGAGTAGTCCACATTCTCGAAAGCGTGGATGGCCGCCGTCATGTCGGCGATGTCGATGCCGAAACGCCTGGGCTGTGTGAGTACAATGGTCTGTGTGCCTGTGATGCCCGGACGGCGCAAGTTCCCGCCTACGGTGATGCGCCCTGTATTTTTCTTTCTTCTTCCCATAGCTTAAAAATGGTTTGAACGTTTACGATTGCTTTTTATGATGAAGCCGGAGCGTGTCCGGCGTTCTTCTTGTGGCAGTAGCGGTGCGCCGTCGATGCTGATATTCCCGTCCGCCACCGCCTCCAGCCATTCTTTTGCCCGGTCGTAGCGGTCTTTTCGGACAGAAGACATGTTGCGCGGATTGTGTATGCAGAAGATATGATATACCGTGATGTCTACGGCCATCATCAGCACCAGCTGGTTGCGCTCCCGGCCGGTCGCAGCGAACAGGCGGTCGCAGTCATACCGCCGTGAAAGGTATCCCCTCATTTCGGCCAGCGTACGGTTCTCGCATATCTCCACGATGGACTCGTCCTCGCGTGTCAGCGCGTCCAGTATCTCGCGATGGATGCTGGCATCATAATCTGTCAGTTCGATAAATTGGCTCATTGTCTGTACTTATTGTTTTTGCGCAACACGCTGCGGGCGATCTTTTTTGCCGGTTCCATGTCGCGCTGTTTACGGTCTATGATACGGTTCCCACCCTCCACGCAGTCGGGGCCGTCGGCGGGATAGGTCAGGGATAGGTTGAAGAGGCGGAACTGGTCCGTTAGCCGCTTCATGTGCGGGTTGTCCCGTTCCGCCTCGTTAAATATGAGGTTCCCTTCCCGGCTGAGCGGTTCGAGGTTGGCTTCGATACGGGTGGCCTTGTCCGTTTTCTTGTCCTCGTCGCCTTTGATGTAGAGTTCCACGCCCTGCTCGCGTCGCGCTTTCCTGACCAGTGGTTGGAACACCTGCTGAAAGAAAGGGTCTTGCAGCTTATTGTTCTCCATGTAGCAGTATACGGGGCATCGTCCACCAACAAAGTTCAGCAGCTGCACGTACCACTGGATGAACTCCGCATTCAATCCCCGGTCAAGAAATGTCTTGATGACGTATAACCGCCCGCTTATCTTCCCCAAAAGGCAGATCGCCTTTGTGGAGCTCTTTTTGCTTTTATTCTCGCCTGGTGCGGGGTCACCGTAGATGACGAGGAACTTGAATTTGGAGAGGGCGGGTACTTTCCCGTATGCGATCTCCTGAAATACCTCCCCGTCGGCCACAGGGTTGTTGAAAAACTCCTTCTGCGCGGCGGACGCGCTGACCAGGGAGAGGAACAGGTCGATGTCCTCTTCCGAGTTCTTCTCAGGCCATGAGGAGACGCCGTTTTTGTCTCGTATGTTGATGACATCCACATGCCCGATGCCCTTCACCTTCAGTTCCTCCGCCTTTTCGATGGCGCGGGTGATGCAGCAGTCCGCCGCGATGATGTTCCCGTTGAACAGCACCCTGTAATTTCCGGAGACGGACATGGTCGGTATCAGTGCCTCTTCCAGCCACTTCCATTTGGCCTTGATGCGTTCCGGGTTACGGCATTCCTCGTCGGTGTCTATATCGTCAATGAGGATGCAGTCCGGGCGGAAGTTCTTGTTACGCGTACCACGGGGCGACTGCCCCGCACCAATGGCTCGGAAGGAACACCCCGATTGGCAGGTAAATTCTCCGGTTTCCCATGCGCCCGGTTTTTTCTGCGTTCCGTAGTCCTGTATGATACGCTGGTTTTCTTCGAGATTGGCCATAAAGGGTAGGAGTAGACGCTGGGCGTTGTCTTGCGAGTTGGAGATGAGCAGCACGTTGCGTACCCGACGGGTCAGCGCCAGCTTGATGATTTCCATCATGGCGCGTGCGGACTTGGCCAGCTCGCGTGACCAGGCCCTGACCTCGTACCACCTCTCATGCGCCATCATGCGTCGTGTTGCTTTCTTGTGGAAGTCGGCTGGTTCGCAGGTGTAATACTGCGCAAAGTAGTAGCGGAACCATGCCTCGTCATCCGTCTCCAGACGTTTTTTTCTGGTCTCGATCTCGGCGGTGGAATCCGCCGGGGTGATGTCTGAGCTCTCCCGGATGGAAGCGACCAGCTCGTTCCATCCGGCTAATGCCATCCGGTCCTGTGGTGTAAGCCTTTTCTTTGCCATGTCCTATGCGAGTTTTGATTTGACAAAAGCGTCCAGTAGCGGGCAGACTTGCTTGGCCTGCTCTGCGTCGTAGGTACGCAGCCACTTTAGCAGATCGGCGAACACGGACGTGATATCCGCCAGCCCGACCTCCGTTTCCATCTTCTTGATGGCGTTCGCCAGCTTGGAGATAGTATCTGCTTCCGCGGCGTTGGGAAACCGCTGTCCCTGTTCCCGCTGGGCGATCTTGCCATTGAGTTCGGCCAGTTGTCGGTACAGGTTCTTTAGCTGTTCCTCCTTGGTGATTGTGACTGACACCTTCAGGTGTTCCCAGTTTTCGGCATTAATCCATTTGTTCACGGTGACGCGCGACACTCCCACCCGCTCGGCGATTTCCGCCTGTGTGAGGTTCTCCTTTACGAAGAGCAGTTTCGCCCATTCCTTGCGCTGTCCGGTAGTCATTTTATCCGCCATAGTATCTTTTTTGCTGACAAAGGTGGCTAAAAAACGACGTTCGGGAAAAAACTTGCCGCATGATACAACTTTATAACGTAATGATAACATTATAAGCTATGTATGATAAAATCCCGATTTGCCTGATCCCTTAAATACCTTCATTTTTGCACCGTAAACACGGCGGAAACCCGCCTTAAGATATATAGAGTAATGAACCGTTTTTTTAATATGATACCCGGTGAGGATGCCTGCTGCATCCTTTTGTACGGTGACATCGGTGAGTACAGCGAAGTCACGGCCGCAGCCATAGTGCGCGAGCTTATGGAGGCGGAGGCATCGGGAAAAAGGATCGATGTCAGGATAAACAGCAACGGAGGCGATGTTTATACAGGTATCGCCATCTTCAACGCCCTGCGCGGCAGCAAGGCGGATATCCATATTTATGTGGACGGTATCGCGGCCAGCATGGCCAGTGTAATCGCCCTGTGTGGAAAGCCCGTTGAGATGAGCAAATACGCAAGACTGATGCTACACAGCGTTTCGGGAGGCTGTTACGGTAACAAGACGGAACTCAGGCGCTGTCTGGAAGAGGTGGAGGCGTTGGAAAACACCCTCTGCGAGATGTACGCCCCGAAACTGGGCACCAGCGTGGAGGAAATCCGGGCGCGTTACTTTGACGATGCCGACCACTGGCTGAAGGCGGACGAGGCCCTCACGTTGGGTTTTATCGACGGGGTCTATGATGCCGACCCCGTGCCGGAGGACAGCACGCCCGAACAGGTTTACCGCATATTCAACAACCGGCTTGAACAGCCATTAAACGATACCCAAATGAATTTAGAAGAAGTAAAGAAACGTCCGCGCTTCAAGGATTGCGCGACGGACTCGGACGTGTTCCGTGTGATGGATGCGTTGGAGGAGGAGGCGGGAAAGGTTCCCGGCCTGGCAGCCGAGGTGGACAGGTTGAAAAAAGAGAACAAGGTTTTTACGGACAAAGCCAAAGAGGAGGACGAGGCGGCAAGAAAAAAACTGCTGGACGATGCCGAGGCTGACGGCCGTATCGACGCGACCACGCGCCCGGTGTATGAGAACCTGCTTGGCTCCGACCGTGAGAACGGGGAGAAGGCCCTTCGGAGCCTGAAACCGAAAAAGAGAGTGACCACTGACCTGCGCGTGGAACTGGGAGGCGAGAGCCCGTGGGACAAGCGCATGTCGGAAATCAAGAACAAACTAAACCGATAGACAATGGCAATAGTAGTAAAGAACACCAATTACAACGGCGAGGTACTGGAGCAGATCCTGACGCTTGCCGCCACGGGGAACGAGATCGTCGAGAAGGGGCTGATCATGGTCATTCCCGGCGTGGAGAAAAAAATCAGCCTGCCGCGCCTTAAAAGCGGCAAGATGTTGCAGAAACGTAAGGAACACCCGGACATCGAGGATTCCAAGGGTAATTTCAACTATTCGGAGAAATCCCTTGACCCGGTGGACTTCATGGCCTTTACCGTATTCAATCCCCGCGCCTTCGAGCAGATATGGCGCAAGTGGCAGCCCAAGGGCAACCTCGTGTTCGCCGAACTGCCCCCCGAAGGACAGAACGCCCTGCTGGCCGAGTTGACCAAGCAGGTAAAGTTCGAGCTGGGCGACCATTTTATCAACGGCACATACGGGGATGACGACGACCATCTGATGAACGGTATCCTGACACAGATGACGAAAGATACGGAGCTTATCATCGTATCGGGTAAGCCGGCGACCATGCTGGACAAGTTGAAGGCCGTGCGTAAGGCTATCCCCGTGGCCATCCGCAACAATCCGAACCTGCGCATTATCATGAGCGTTAACGATTTCGACAAGTACGACGATGAGTTGACCGAACGGGAGGCCAAGAACGCCAGTGAGACGGACGTGAACAGCAAGCGTTACAAGGGTATCACCATCGAGACGCTCTCTGCCTGGCCGGACGATTTGATTGTGACCACCCTCTGCTCGATGGGTGCGGACGGCAATTTCTTCGCCGCCGTCAACTTGCAGGATGACGAGGACGTAATCCAGATCGACAAGGTATCCAACGCCAGCGAGCTGTATTTTTTCAAGTTGCTGATGAAAGCCGACACGAACATCGCCTTCGGCGAGGAGGCTGTCGTATTGGATACCCGTACCAACCCCGTGTTCAAGGTTGCGGAGAAAACCATTTCCGTGGAACCGGCTGCCCTCACGTTCGAGAGTGCTGGCGGCACGCAGAAGGTTACGGTAACGACTTCCGGTGAGTGGAGGGCGAGTGCGGCCCCTGCTGGTTTTAAGGTAGTGGAAACAGACAAGGACCTGATCATTACGGCTGATCCGAACACGACCGACGAGGACACGACCGGTACGATTACCGTTACCCTTGATGCCGACCACAGTAAGACGGCCAAAATCACTCTGACCGCCCAAAAACAGGGAGGAGAGGGGTGATGGCCCAGTTGAAATATCTTGTCATCCATTGTACGGCCACGGCAGAAAGCCGTGAGGTGTCATCGGCGGATATCCGCCGTTGGCACATCGCCCCGGTAAGCGAGGGCGGCCGTGGCTGGAAACAGGTAGGTTACACCGATCTGTTTCATCTGAATGGCGGCGTGGAACGTCTGGTGGACAACAATGAAGACGCAAATGTAGACCCGTGGGAAATCACCAACGGCGCGGCGGGTTATAACTCCGTTTCCCGGCATATCGTGTATGCCGGAGGATGTGCCGCTGACGGCAAGACTCCGAAGGATACCCGCACGGCCTTTCAGAAGAAGGCATTGGAGAAGTATGTGAAGGACTTCCACCGCCGCTTTCCGGATGTTCGGATTGTGGGACACAACGAGCTGGCAGCGAAAGCCTGCCCCAGCTTTGACGTACAGAAATGGCTTAAAGAGATAGGTATTAACCAATAAAAAAGAAAAAAGAAATGAGAAAGTTGATTTTGTTTTTTGCGCTGATGCTTTGCTTTGTGTCAGCCGTGTTCGCCCAGACGGGCGATGTATCCACCGCTGTGGACTATGACAGCATGATCGCCACTTTCACCGGCTTTTCCGGTATGGTGGTGGTACTAACGGAAGGAATCAAGGCCTTGTTCCCTAAAATGAACGGGTTGGTTACCCAGATTGTCAGCTGGAGCGTCGGTCTTGCAGGTGCCATATTGCTGTGGTGGCTGGATGCCGGATTCGTGTCGGATGTCCAGTGGTATGTAGCCCTGCTTTACGGTTTCGGCGCGTCCCTTGTTGCGAACGGGATTGCGGATACGGGACTGGTACAATGGCTTATCGGCCTTATTGTCAAGAAATCGGAAAGCAAGTCATAAACAGCTATTCAGATGGAGCTTAGTGAAATACTCAACCTGGTACTGGGTGGCGGCTTGTTGGCGGCTCTCATCGGGCTTCTCACGCTGAAAGCTACGGTCCGCAAGGCGAACGCCGAGGCGGAGAAGGCGAGAGCCGAGGCCGAGACGGTCCGGATTGACAACACTGAGCAAGCCACCCGGATATTGATAGATAATATTGTTGAACCTTTAAAGAAGGAATTGAATGAGACCCGAGAAGAACTGCGTGAGACTAAGAAGGAGTTTTGTTCAACCAAACGTGAGATGGCCCGGCTTCGCAAGGCTATCGGTGATGCCGGCAATTGCAAGCATTCTGACACTTGTCCTGTTCTTAGCCGGTTGCGCGAGCACCCGAGAGACGGTGAAGGAGATCTCCCGGACGGAGGCGGGACGGATGACGGTGGACAGTTTGGCCAAAGAAGTCCTCCTTGTGCGGACGGAAGCGGTCCCGAAGTCGGAGGTGCGGCTGGCGATACCGGCTGACAGCCTGATGAAACTGCCCCCTGAGGCATCGTATAGCGGAAAGAGCGGACAGGCGAATGTGTCGGTAAGCCGCGATGGGGATGTGATTGCCGTGCATGCGAGCTGTGACAGTCTGCAAATCCTGGTCGAGTATTATGCTGGCAGGTTCGAGACGTACAAGAATGCCTATGAGGAAATGGCGGATTTGTACGAGGCGGAGGTAAAACGGCGTTCGAACCCCGTTCAAATCTTCTTCTACGGTTTCGGGGCGGGAATACTGATATGCGTTTTAGTTGTAATATTAATTCAAAAACAAAAGAAAGATGGCGGATAAAAATTTCATGTACGGCATCGGTGCCGTGAAATATAAGGATTTTATCGTGGGTTACATAGAGAAAGATTCCTTTGACCTGGGCGGTCAGAAACCTGTTGCCGCTAAAATCGAGGCGGAACAGGTACCCAGTGCCCCGGTGTTGGTCATAGCCCAGTCGAACGGCAGCATCGCGCCGACGTTCAACGTGATCCAGATGGATTTTGATAACCTGCATAAGCTGCTGGGCGGTTCTCTTCATTACAAGAAAGAGGACACGGAAAAGAAAACCCCGGTGGGTTGGACGGCCCCCTCGGCTGCGATGGTGATGCAGGGCCCCTGGGAGCTTACCCTTGTGTCCGGGCAGAGCGTCCTGATGCCCAATGCGACACTGCTTTCCAATTTGGGTGGCAAACTTACGCTTACGGCAACAGCGAAGATCGAGTGTACATTGGAGGTGGCGATGCCGGAGGACGGTTCGCAGCCTTACGGTGTGTTTGACACGGAGTCTCTTCCCGATGAGTGGAAACAGTACAAGCTGCCGGCGGCGGAAGCTGCGGAAGCTGCGAACGCAGTGGAAGAACAGACCTCGGACAAGAAGGCTTAGCGTATGGATAACCGGTTGGAGCAACTGATAGAGATGGAGTGTGCGGACGCGTTGCTGGATGGTGGCGTGTCCGTTCCTCTTAAAAGGTGGCGCGTTCCTTTTAAGAAGCGTCCCTTGGAACTGCGTGTGACGATGAAGCGTCCCCGGCTTCGAGGTCAGATACTGCTGGCTGGGGAGTATCTGAAGCTGGGTGTGGCACCCGGCTGGAAGCCGAAGGACAAGGCGGAGGAAATGGCTTTTGTGGAAAAGCATGGGAAAGGTATCAGCCGGCTGTTGGCTTATACGGTGTGCCGGGGCTGCGTGGCCCGTCGTGTGGGTATAGGACTGACGGCATGGATGCTCCGGGAGCTTGTCGATTGGAGGTACTTGATGGCCGTGTTTTGTACGTTTGAGCGCCTGATGGGCACGAAGGATTTTATGCGTATTATCAGATCGGCGGATCGGGCGAATCCGATGAAGCCGAGACTGAGCCAGGAAAGGAGGGGGAGTTAAGAATCCGTTATGAGGGTTCCCATAGCCCTTTCGGCTTCGTGTGGCAGATAGCAAATGCAACCGGTTGGAGTGTGGACTACATCCTGGACGGGGTGAATTACCAGACGTTGATCATGATGCTGAGCGATGCTCCGCGTTATGTTAGACGAAAGAAAGGCGCGGTCAGCAACAACCCGGATGCGAACCGTAGCGCAGAGGATGAAGCGAATGATATTGTAGGATTTTTTCAAAGCAGACTGGAATGAGCAAACCTGTAGAAGTTGAATTTTTAATGAAGGATAGTCTTACGCCCGGCATGAACAAAGCCGAGCGTGAGGCGCTGGAGCTCCAGAATGTCATCCGGCTGCTGGATGCGGAACTGGAAAGGCTGCGCCTTGTCAGCGCGGCAGGACTCCCCGGCCTTGACCAAAATGCGAATATCGCACAGATTAACGCGTTGGAAAAGCGGCTTGAGGTATTGCGGGGGGAATTGAAAAAGCTGCAGGCGGAATCGGAATCCGTACAGGTCACCCCGCCGGATGTGCCCAATGCGCAGCGACAGTTTAATGGTTTGCACAACAGTATCCAGCAGATCGCCCGTGAGATGCCCTCGCTGGCTATGGGGCCGCAGATGTTTTTCCTGGCCATCAGCAACAACCTGCCAATATTCGCTGACGAACTGGGCCGTGCCCGGAAAGAGTACGACGCCCTGATGAAGGCGGGACAGAAAGGTACGCCGGTATGGAAGCAGGTGCTCTCTTCCCTGTTCTCCTGGCAGACAGCCATGACTACCGGTATCATGCTCCTTGTCATGTACGGCAAGGAGATTACCGAGTGGACGAAAGACTTGTTCAGTGCCAAAAAGGGCGTGGAGGAGTTCAAACTATCACTCAAGGAAATGGCGGAGATAGAAAAGGACGGACGTGCCGAAATGGTACGGGTACGCTTCGAGATAGACTCCGTCATCGCCAGCCTGAAGGACTTTACCGGCAGCAAGGAACAGGAAAAGGCCAAGGTTGAGGAACTGAACCGTAAATATGGCGAGGCGTTCGGGTATTATGACTCCATTGCCCAGTGGTACGACATCCTGACACAGAAAAGCGCGGATTATATCCAGATGCTTTTCCTTCAGGCCAAGGCTCAGGCTATGGTAAGCAAGGCGGTGGAAGCCGATGAGGAAGTCAACAAGATAAAGTCCCAGTCACCGGAGGATGCCGAGAGCGCGATGGGTTTCTTCGGTAAGATGGGACAGTACATGATCCAGTCCTCGATGGCTGATGCCGGGCAGTTCTATGACGCCCAGGCGGCCATTGACGAGCATAACCGGAAAGCGTATGATGACCTGCTGCAAAACGCACAAAATAAAAGGGACGGCTTTTTAAAAGAGGCGGAGCAACTGACCCGGGAAGCTGCCGAGCTTGGCAAGACAACCGGTATAGGAGGATATGTCCAGCCGGATAAACCCCGGACAACCCCCGAACAGGAAGCGGCGAAACGTCTGAAGGCGGAGCAGCGTCTTTCCGAGGAGACGCTTTCCCTGCAAAGAAAAAACCAGCAGGATGAAATCAACCTTCAAAAGGACGGCACACGCAAAAAATTGGAACAGATCAATTTTGACTACGAGGAACGGAAGGCGGAAATCAAACGGGATGCCGAACAACTTGCGAAACTCAATAAGGAATCCGGAAAGGGTTCCGGACTGACCGGGGCGCAGCAGGAGGACATCGACAATGCCAGTTCGCTGAACTTGCAGAAAAGGCAGCAGGCGGTGGCCGAAGTATATAAGGCTGAATTCGATGCCATGCGCGACCACCTGAAAGAATACGGTACTTTCCAGCAGCAAAAACTTGCCATTGCCGAGGAGTATGCAGAGAAGATACGGAATGCCGCGGGCGAGGGTGAGAGACTGTCCCTGGGCGTTGAACGCGACAGCAGGCTGGCAGGTATCGAAGCACAGGAACTGAAGGCGAAAATCGACTGGGGTACCGTCTTCGGTGAATTCGGCGGCATGTTTTCCGATATGATAAAACCCGTATTGGAAGATGCGAAAAAATACATGCAAACCGATGAATTCCAAAACGCCGACCATGCCAGCCAGGAGGCACTTGTCGCAGCTGTCCGGCAAATGGAACAGTCACTGGGCGGTGCGGACAAGGTCAGCTTCAAAAAACTGGGGACCGAAGTCACCGCCTATCAGAACGCCCTTTCGGAACTGAAGGATGCGCAGGCCGAATATGCGGATATATATGCCGCACTCATTTCCGCACAGCAGGAGTACATACAGGCGCAGAAGTCCGGAACGGAAGAGGAAAAGGAAGCCGCCCGGCAGTCCCTGGAAACGGCGCAGGCGAATGCCGATGCCGCGAGTGAGAATATAAACACCCTTCAGGAAACGGCCAACAACGCACAGCAGTCCCTTTCCACTACGGCAAACGGACTTAAGACAAGTATGGATAATGTGCGGGACGGCTTGCAGCAAATCGCCTCCGGCAGCATCAGCGGTGCCTATAACGGACTGATCACGCTCGGCAAAGGCGCGAAAGAACTGGACGGCAAACTGGGTGAGGCTTTCGGCAAAGTGTCCGACACGCTGGAGGACGTTCCCATTGTCGGCTGGATTGTGAGCATCATCGACCTGTTCAAGGACGGTTTGAGCGTGGTCGTCGGCGGCCTGCTCGACGCGGTATTCAACGCCGTCGGCGGCATTCTTGACGACGTGCTTTCCGGTGACCTGTTCGTGACCATCGGCGAGTCGCTCCTGCAGGGGGTGGGCAAGATATTCGATGCGTTGACCTTTGGCGGCTTTTCGTCCTTGTTTGGCAGTGGTGAAAGTGACAAGACCCTGCATGAGGATATCGAATATCTGACGGCAAGCAACGAAGACCTGAAACGGAGTATCGACAATTTGGCCGACAAGATGGACGAGACGGCCGTCTCCGATGCTTCGGACGTGTACGAACGGCAGAAGCAACTCCTCGAGGAGCAGATGGAGAACACACAGGAGATGATGCGCCGATCCGGTGCTGCTTACAGTAACGGTTTTCTCGGCATAGGCGGTTCCCATTCTTCTAATGCGAAGATAAACGATGCCATGTCCGGTTCCGACTGGGATCGTATCAGTGATGTCGTGGGCAGGCGTATCGGCAGTGCGGGTGACTTCTGGAGTCTGAGCAGCGAGGAGATGGCCAGGGTCGCCGATGAAGCTACCGACCTGTATTCAAAAATCAAGTCCCATGCTGACGACGGCCACGAGAACGCGGCCCAGTACATGGACGAATACATCGACTACTACAAACAGCTGGAAGATCTGCAGGAGGCCTATTACGAGAAGCTGACCGGTGTCTCGTTCGACAGCGTGCGGGGCAACTTCAAGAACATGCTGCTGGACATGAAGTCCGATGCTGATGCTTTTGCCGAGGACCTGGATGAAACCCTGCTGGAGGCGGTGGTCGAGGGTTTGATGAGCGAGGAGTATTCCAACAGGCTGCGCAAATGGTACAAAAACTTTGCCGATTCGATGAAGGACGGCTCTATGAGTTCGGCAGAAGCGGACGACTTGCGCAGTGAGTATGAGAAAATAGTTTCCGACGCGATAGCCGACCGTAATGCCCTTATGGAAACGCTTGGCATTGATCCGACAGAGAACGGTACAAGCCAAAGTGCGAAAGCCGGTGGATTCAACGCCATGACACAGGATCAGGGCACGAAACTGGAAGGTATGTTCACAAGTGGTCTGCAGCATTGGTCGAGTATCGATGATAAAATGGAGAATGTCATCGACAAAATGAATGCCGCCGAGGGACACCTTGCCCGAATCGAGGAGAATACCGGTTCCAGTGCGGCACACCTTGCCGAGATAAAGGAGGAGATAAAGAAAATGATACGTGACGGACTAAAAGTGAAATGACATGGCAGATATATTGGGCGGGCTGGTGCTGGTGAACGGCACGGATATCTGGACGGAATACGGCGTGTTCCTTGTGGAGGACCGACGCGGGGGCATGGAGAACCTCTCGGCGATCCTGACCCCGAGCAAAACGAAGAAGGAGACGGCCGTGGACATACGGGAGGAGGACGGGGAGAAATACAGCCCGGTGCTTACCCCGAGGAATGAGGCGCGTGACGTGACGCTGCATTTTGCCCTGTATAACAAGACGAAGGAGGGATGGCTACGGAAATACTTCGCGTTCATCAATTTCTTGAAGAAAGGGAAAGACGGGTGGCTCGATATCGCGTTTCCCCAGCTTGATCTGACACTGCGTGTGAGATACACGGACAGCCCGAAGTTCACCCCGCTGACCTATTTGTGGAAGGAAGGGGTCCACGCCGGGAAATTCAAGGTGAAGTTCCGCGAGCCGGTACCGATTATATAACCATTCAAAGACGATTCGAATATGCTTCTGACGATATACGATAAAGCCGGGGCCAAGCGTGCGGACGTGGCAGCAAGCGACAGTTCGACGCAGAGCAAGGAGGTGCAGGGCGACAACGTGCTGGCGCTTTCCTTCACGCATTATGCCCATATCCCCCTTGACGTGGGTGACTTCACGGACTACATGGGCGAGCGGTACTGGCTGACCGAGCGGTACACCCCGAAAGAGAAAAGCGGGAGCGAGTGGGAATATAACCTGAAGCTGTACGGTATCGAGAGCCTGATCAGGCGTTTTCTCGTACTGGAAACCACCGACGGTGACACCAACCCCCTGTTCACGCTGACTGCCATGCCGCGGGACCATGTGGCGATGGTGGTGAAGGCCATCAACGACGGCATGGGTAACATTACCGACTGGAAAGTGGGGCAGGTTGATGGTACCGACCTTATCGTGATTGACTATGAGGGCATGTATTGCGACCAGGCCCTGAAGGAGATCGCCGGCAAGGTGGGAGGCAAGGCCGAGTGGTGGGTCGAGGGTCAGACGGTGAACGTGTGCCGCTGCGAACACGGAGAGGAGATCACGCTGGGATACGGCAAGGGGCTTACCTCCCTGGAACGGGATACGGGCAACACGGCGAAGTTCTACACGCGTCTTTTTCCGATCGGCAGCAGCCGGAACATCGACGCGGCGAAGTACGGTAGCCCTCGTCTGATGCTTCCGGGAAAAAAGAAGTACGTCGAGGTGGGTGTGGACGAGTACGGTATCTATGACCACTACGAACAGAACGCCTTCAGCGCTATTTATCCCCGAAGAACCGGCACGGTAAGCAGCGTGCGCAGTGAAGATGTGAAGGACGAGAACGGGAAGGTGTTCACTGTCTATTATTTCAAGGACGGAGAACTGGACTTCGATCCGAACAGTTACGAGCTGGCGGGGGAGACGAAACGTGTTTCCTTCCAGAGCGGCGACCTTTCCGGGCTGGGAGAGGGGGACGACCATTATTTTGAGGTGAATTTTGACAGTACCACCCGTGAGTTTGAGATCATCACGATCTGGCCTTACGGCGATGACACGCAGCTTCCAGGCGGCAAGCTTGTTCCGAAGGTGGGGGATACCTATATCCTTTGGAACATCCGGATGCCGGACGAATATTATCGGTTGGCGGAGGAGGAATTTGCGGCCGCGGTGGACGAATACAACAGGGACCACTGGTTGGACATCGCGGCTTACAAGGCTCCGACAGACCACGTGTGGATCGAGCAGCAGGAGGCCGATTTGTTTGTCGGCCGGCGCGTAAAATTGGAGAGTGCCGAGTACTTCCCGAAGGACGGCTACCGCAGGAGCCGCATTACGAAGATCACCCGTAAGGTAAACCTTCCCGGAGAGATGGACCTGGAGATCAGCGATGCCCTGCAGGTATCGAAATTCGACAGGGTAAACGACAGCATAGGGGAATTAAAAAGCTATACGAAAGCCAAGGCAGAAAGTTCCGGGCTTCCCGATATTATCCGGAGCTTCGATAATACGCTGCCGACCGATAACAATCTTTTCTCGGCGAAAAGAAGCCAGAAGGAATTCCTGAGCAAACGTCATCGGGATACCGCGGCCGAGGTGATCGGTTTCCTGAAAGGGGCTTATTTTGGAAATTACAAAGCCGGTGAATCCGGGGGTAATGTTGACGGCGACGGGAACGCCGAGTTCCTGACGGCGGTCATCCGTGAACTGCTCCGGAGCACCCGTTTCGTGGATGGCATGTTCGGCGAGGGCTGGCAGATATGGATAGATAAAATAACGGGACTTTCCAACCTTACAATCGACAAGGCGACCATCCGGCAGACGTTGGTGGCCCTGGAACTACTCATAGAAACGGTTCGCAGTGTAAGAGGGCAGTTGGTTGTTTCCGCTGCCAACGGTAAGATCAAGACCGTGGTCAAGGACGGAAACAATTATCGCATCATCTTTGAGCAGGAGAACACGTTCGTGGCGCACGACCTGATGCGTTGTGCCGTTTTTACGGGGGCGGAGATTCGGGGTTACTGGGTGGAAGTGTCGGAAGGCGACGCAGAAGGGATAACGGTGCCTCAGAGGGAGTTTGGCGGGACGGAACCGAAAGAGGGTGATGAGTGCGTCCTGATGGGTAACACGGAAAACCCGCTCCGGCAGAACCTGATCAGCATATCGGCCACCGAGGACGGCCAGCCGCGTGTTGATATACTGGATGGCGTGAATGCGAAAAACTTCAACGGCTGTTTGCGCTGCCGGGTGGGTAATCTCGACGGTATCAAGGACAGCGCTTTCCCGGCGAATAGCCAGCCGCACGGGAACGGTCTTTATGGCGACAACGTATATCTGAAAGGTACGTTTGTCCTCATGACCGGCGAGGATATCCTGACGAAATTTGAAATTACGGAGGGTAAGATACAGTCTGCCGTGGAGGGCCTGCGTGACGAGGTGAGGGAGGAGCAGAGCTTTTTCGGAAACACCACGTTTACCGAAGGGATGAGTAAATGGATCAGCGGATATAAGGCGGCATTTTTGACTTTCGGCGGCAAGTGGATTCTTGCCGGTAACAAACTGTTAGCGTCGAGCGAGAACGGCAACGTGGAGGTCGTAAAGACCGGCAAGGTTCCTTACGTCCGTATAACGAACAGCTATATCATGCAGAAGAATGGGGATTTTCGCACGATTCCCGATTTCAAGGAGTTGAACGGGGACGGGCTTCGTATTCCGGGCTATGTCTACCTGTCCTTCCATTACAAGGTGATCGAGGCCGGGCACCTGCGTATCGAGTTTATCAATTCCAACAAGAACGGATACGAGAACTTCAATATGTTCGCTTACGACGGCGATTTGCCGGTAGGCGGAGAAAAGGTGCTCAACCATTCCGGGCTGTGGAACGGGACCGGCGATTTCAAGCTGTCGTTCACGGGTGTTATCCAAGTGTCCTTATTGGTGTTCTCGACAGATCGCACGGATGCTTTGGCCTACAAGTATGCCACGTTCTTCGACCAGTCGGACAAAATGCTCAGGATTGCCGCTGCGAATTTTGACAAGGACGGCAATGTACTGGAAGCATCCTCAATTATTACGACGGCGAAATACAACAGGCTGATTTCTGTCCATTTCGATGAGAACGGGGAATTGAGGAATAAATCAGGATTGGTAACGACTGCTAATTTTTCCAAGCTATTCGCCGAAGGCGTTACAAGCAATGGCCTCGTGAAGAAGGCGGAACTGAAGGTTTATGTCACCAAGGACGAGTTCGGAAACCTTGTTTCCGGTGTCACCATTAAAGCCGACCAGATCAAGCTGGAGGGGCTTGTTACGGCGAACAGCAATTTCAAGGTCCTCGCGGACGGGAGCATCGAGACCCGGAACGCGAATATCAGCGGGACCGTCAAGGCAAGCGGCGGCAAGATAGGTGGTTTTACTATTGAATCCGGTCGTTTGAATTGGAAAGGTTACGATTATTTCGGGAATGATTCCCGCAGTTTGAAGCTTGGCATCTCCCAGTCCTCGCTGGAAGGAGTCGTGGACGTCTCATTCGGAGCGGCCACTACCGGTCGCTTTGGAGTGAAGGCTGTCGGACGTACGTCAAACTCTGCGGCGATCTATGCCTCAAGCCAGCCGACACAGACCTATCCCAGTGGTAACACGGTATGGGCCGGCTGGTTCGACGGGTATCTGTTTTCGAGCGGGTATTTCTCCAAAAGCTCCAAAGGGAACATCAAGGGCGGAATGAACGGTGCGGTGCGAATCGATGACAGCGACACGTGGTTCGTGTTTGTGAACGGCATCTGTGTCGGTTTCCGGAAAGCGAGGGAGTACGACGCGTCGGCCGACGAGTGATTTGTGTAACAACTTAAAGCGAAAAGAATATGATAGTAGATTTCAATAAGACATTCAAGAATTATGACGGTCAGGAGCTTGTGGGTGACAATATCGCCATGTCCGTGGCAGAGGCCCTGTTCAATTACGGAAAGGACAAGCCCGTGGCGCGGGATGAGAAGTTCAAGGCTTACGTCCTGTGCCAGCGTATCATTCAAAACGATGGTGTGCTGGAGATCACCACTGAGGAAGGCACGCTCATTAAGGAAGTCTGTGGCGAATGCCTGACGGCGGGCGGTTATGGACAGGTTCATGAACTGATAGAGGAAGGAGGGCATTGATATGGCACTGACAGAATCGGATATTAATCAAGTACTGGAGGCGATAAAAGCGGAATCCAAGAGTGTTGAATCCCTTGAAACGGTCGGTTCGCTGAGTGGGGTTAAATCTCTTCCTGCGCAGAAAGGGGACAAGCTGGTGAGCGTTCCGATCACCTTGCTGAGCAAACCTGCCGATGACGCGGCGGCAAGGGCGATCGAGGCCGCTGAAAGGGTGGAGGAGCTGGCTCCCGAAATGGAAACAGCCACCCAGGAGACCAAGAAAGCTATCCAAACAGCAAATGAATCCGCTAAAAAGGCAGAGGCGGCCGCGAAGAATGCCGAGGATGCGATAGCCCAAGGTTACAAACATAAGGAGATGACCGAGGAAGACTTTGAAAGTCTCCCGGAAAAGGACGGCAAGACCATCTACCTGATTTACGAGGAGGAATAGGTATGATAAGCGTTGGAAACAAAGAGGTGACGGCCATCCGCGTAGGCGAACGGGTAGTAGCGGCGGTCTATATAGGGGCCAAGTTGGTTTGGCAGGCGATAAGGAGTTGTTTCGGTGCGGGCTTTTGGCGCAGTGACAAACCCTGGAGCCGAACGGATGGATGGAAACGGATGAAATAACTTTTAAAGAATAACGATATGGCAAAGAAAGTATATGACGAAGACGGGTTGGATATGAAGAACACCAATTGGGGCGGTGACAAATCCACCGGTAACCTTCCCGTCAGTGGCCGTTTGGTGGAGAACTACATCAAACAGATAGATGAGAACACGACCCCGGTGGAAGAGGTGACACCGGGCGAGACCAAGCCGCCCACATCGGGTGCGGTGGCAGGCGCATTGATCGGGACGGTGACGGACATAGAGGTAGGCGAAAGTCCGGACGGCACCCAGTATGTCATGGGTGTCACCCAAAAGAATGACCAAGGAGGGGAAACCAAAAAAGAAATCCGTTTTTCCAAATACACGGATGATGACAAGGTCGTTGTAAACATCGACCTGACCGATGGTACTGGTGCCGCCCTTCCGGATTCGCAATACCTTGCCCTGGGTACAGGCCTGACGGTGCGCTATACGGTTAATGTCGGAACGGTCGGTGGCAGCGAGGTCGGCGGTTATTCGGATTTAAAGGCACGGCTTATCGTAAAACGCGGTTCATCGGTACTTTCCGACTTCAAGGATACGGAATTCACGGGCGTGACCGCCGGACAGGCGTACACCTTTGATGTGTCCAAATACCTGGAGGATGCCACCACCTATACTGTACAAGTGGAAGCACGGGCGACATACGGGGGCGAGACGTTGAGCAAAACAGCCACCGCCCGTCTGACAATGGTCGCGATGACGATGGAAACCACCTACAACGTAGGTAACGGTGTGGCAGATGGTGGCTACAAAAATGACGTGAATATCCCGTTCACGATAAAAGGGACAACGGGTGAAAAGAATATCTACTGGCGTTTGAACGGCGGCGTGCCGTCCACATTGCAATTGTCTTCCGGTTCGGGCTTGCAATCGAAGAATATCTCCGTCCCGCTTTCTGTTATGCAGGAAGGGTTGAACGTGGTCGAGGCCTACGCCATACATGAGAACTCCGGTGTCATGAGCCGTGTGCATTATATCTCCTTGCTGAAGGCGGGCGGTGTATCGAACTACGTTGGAATGATGTTCAACCATGTCTCAAGCGGTTTTCAAACGGACTGGAAGAAGCCGGCATTGAATGCCGAACAATTCACGGCATGGAGTTTTACTTATGCCGCCTATGATCGTCTAAGCAACATTGCGACCGTCAAGGTGGAGAGTGCGGGCACCAGGCTGAAAGAGGACCTCCTGCTACGTGGCGAATCGGGAAGTTACGGAAAGACGAACGTCAACACCGAGCCGCAAGGCTATACATTGACCTGCGGCCCGGCGGAAGTCACACTGAACGTGATAACAACCTCGCATCCGGACATAGAGGCCACATTGTCACCTGACGCGGTCTGTACGTTCGATGCTTTTGGGCGTAGTAATACGGAGAACAACGCCGCTTCCTGGGTAAGCGGAGACAAATACATGACGTTTAAGGATATGCTTTGGAGCGTAAACCAGAACGGTGCCGGTTCGGGCTGGCATAAAGACCGTCTGCTGCTCAGCAACGGTGCCGGTATGACGCTTACGGCCGATGGCGGTTACCGCCCTTTTAACGAGGCGGACAAACCGGTCGGGCACAGCATCCGCGACGTGGGCATGACGCTGGAAATCGAATATAGCACCGATAACGTAACGGATACGAAAGCCGAACTGATCACCTGTCTGGGCAGACTCTCGAACGGCAACCGTTACGGTTTGGTCGTCACTCCCGAAGAAGCCAAGTTTCTGACCGGCGTAGTGACCGAGGCGGTGGATGCCGGTGAGGTGATCCGCTATGAGGACTCGGTGGGAACGAAGTTCGAGCCGGGCAAGAACATCAGGATCACTTACGTGTTCTATCCGGTCACGGAGACGAACGAGCAACGGACGCTCATCGGCTTTTATGTGAACGGCGAGGAGTCGGCGGCCTCCAAATGGCTGGACAAAGTGAATTTCGACATCCAGAGCGAACTGGAGTTTAACTCCACCGGTGCCGATTTGTCCGTGAAAAGCGTCCGCGTCTATAACAAGGCATTGACGGATGACGAGGTGCTGAATAACTATATAGTGGACCGGAACCACCTTGAAGATACCGGGGAGGAGAAAGGCGTGCGCACGCTTGACGAGGAAAACCGTGTGCTGAGCGAGGGGGATACGGTGAGCAAGGACAAGCTGATGGGGATAATAGCGAAGCGTAAGAACTCTATCCTGGTGCTGATCGGTTCGGGTTCCGTGGGTAGCGAGGTTCCCGGTGAGAGCGACACGCTGAACGTGATGGATGCGCTGGCGCAACTGAATGACAAGAAGGCGAACAAACTGGTGAGGGAAATCCGTTTCTACAACGGTGAGAACCGGAAGTTGGACTTCATCCTGAAGAATGCTTATGTGCGTATCCAGGGGACATCCTCGGTGAACTACGCCCGCAAGAATCTCCGCTTCTATTTTCAAAAAACGGCGAGCGGATGGATAGTAACGCTGAGTTACGGAGAAATCGACGGCAACGGTACCCAAGCCGATCCTGTAATTACCGAAGGCAAGAAAAACCTGTTTAAGTTGCGTGAAAACTCCGTTGGTGCGAAGCTGGCGTGCCCGAAGTGCGATTTCTCCGATTCTTCCATGACTACGAATACCGGTGGCGCGAAATTCATTCATAACGGATTAAAAGAAATGGGATTGCTGACTCCCGCCCAACGGTACGCCGAGGATCATAATCTGAAAGAGGATATCCGTTCAGCGATTGACGGAATGCCGTGCGACCTCTTTGTAGCCAAATCGGAAGACGAAGACCTCATATATTACGGCCAATACAATATGAACAACGAGAAAAGCGACAGTTACCCGATCTTCGGCCAGGACGATACCATCGGTTCTGAGACCTGGGGCGAGGGCGATACTTTGGATTATCTGGAAGCCGGCGAGGACGGAAAGAAGGAGTACCTGCCGATCTGTATTGAGACGCTGAACAACTCGAACGACCTGTGCCTGTTCCATTGGCTGCCGTCCGGTGAAGCGGACCATACCGACTTTATGGATACCAACTTCGACGGCGGCTTTGAGTTCAATCACCCGAAGGATACCTTCTGGTCCGGTGGTGGCGGTGACGAGGAAGAAGAACCCAATTTGAAAGACCACCTCGGTACCGGCGACAAGTACGACAAGATGTATAAGGCCGTAGACCGTATGATGTCTTTCGTCTATACATGTGCCAAGGAGACCGAGGCCTGCAAGCGGATGAAGTATGACACGGCCACCCATACCTTTACCGGAGTGGATTACACGGATGACGGCGACAAGTTCCCGTCGGCCAAATGGCAGAGCCCGACTTTCAAGAAGGAGGCGATGAAGTATTTCAATATCCCTTACCTGATCGCCTATTACCAGTATATTGACTTTAATTTGGGTGTGGACCAGTTGGCGAAGAACATGCTTCTGCGTACGTGGGACGGCGTAATTTGGTACACGACCTATTACGACGGGGATAGCCAATTAGGATCGGACAACAAGACGTTCCTAACGGGTGAGTATGACGACAACCGCCAGACCAAGCGTAACGGCGCGTATGTGATGCAGGGCCATAACAGTTGGCTTTGGAACCTGGTACTTGCCAACTTCCGGGATTTGATGGAGGAGATCATGGTAAGCGGTTATAACGGCGGTTCCTCTTTCATGTCGGCTTTCAGCGTGCAGAAAGCCTCCGACCATTTCGACAAGGAACAGATGGAGAAGTGGTGTTCCCGGCTTTACAACAAGAGCGGCATCTTCAAATATATTTATCCGTTCCTGAACCCGATGAAGGTGGGTGCCGACGGCGCGGAGCAAACGTATCCCCAGGTGTATGGTCTGAAAGGTTCATTGAAGGCTCACCGCGGTTACTTCATCAAGAGACGCTATGACCTTAAACAGGTGGAATACGGCTATGTGTCCACCTTGGGCGCGCAGTTTTATCAATCGACTGCCTCTTTGGATGCTGGGTATGTCTTGAAACCGATGCAGTTCGCCTTGACCATACCTTACCGTGTGCAGCTAAGTACTTCGAACGGTGTACAGGCGGATAGTGGACTGGTAGAAGCCGACACGCTTCATACCCTGCGATTGACAGGTACGTTTGGCGAAAACGACCCGTTGAAGATAATCGGCGCGGCTCGTATCAAGGAGCTGGTCTGGCATGAGGATGCCTTTGCCGTGGGCTTCAACTTCGGACTACTCACGTCACTTGTGAAACTGGATATGAGCGTGGAAACGGCCAGCGGTTATCGCAGCGGTTCATTCATGACCTCCACCTCCAACATGGCCTTGCTGGAAGAATTGAATATGGAGAACAACCTTTTGGCCCGTAACGGTGACAATGGCAATGCGGCCACCTTGGATTTGAGCTGGCAAGCCCGCCTGAAGAAACTGAACCTGCAGGGCACAGGCGTTACCCGTTTGAAGCTGGCCACCGGTGCTCCGCTTGTAAAGCTGGAGCTTCCCGGCACGTTGGAAGAATTGTTTTTGGAACATCTTCCGAAGCTCACAGAGGACGGCTTCAATATGGAAAGCATTGCGAACGTTACCGGCTACCGTTTTGCGAACTGCCCCGGTATTGACGGGTTTGCCTTGTTGGAACGCCTGCACGCTGCCAAACAGTCCGGAGCCGGTAAGCTGGAGCGTTTTGTTCTCGAGATAGACATGGAGGATAACGGTGCGCTACTCGAAAAGTATTACGACTACGGTACTTATACGTCAAGCGGAGCGATAGACAACCGTCATTCCGGATTACGCGGTAAGCTCCGCCTGACCAAGTACATGGATGACGAGGAGGCTGACCGGTATCGTGACCGGTATCCGGAACTGGAGATCGTACAGCCTGCCTACAGCATGATCGAGTCGGACGAAAGCGTTCCGGACGATGCCAATATCTCCAACCCGGATAACGAGACCGGCTATAAGTATGGCAATACTTATGTTATGAATGCCCATGTAGCGGCGATCTTCAAGAAGCGCTTCCGTACGCTTTCCAAGGTAACGAAGAAGCCGACGAGCCGTAAAGTGGAGATGGCCGGCCAGACGGTTGACATCAACAATCCGGACGGCGAGATGACCTATTGTCCTTTGGATGATACCAACAGCAATAAGTATTATGATGGAAGTCCTGCAAAATTGGATAGTAGCGAAGGTGATTGGATGATGTTTGAACCATTCTTTTGGAGTAAGGGTATAAATGACTATCTGAACGAAAAGTATTACAGTTGTTACAGCTCGAACAGTCCCGACAATATGCCTCCCATCCCCGAAGCGACCGTTCTGACACTGGACGATATAAAAGGGGCCAAGGACGGCTACTTGGCGGAGCGCAAACTTTTGAGCGGCAAACCCACGTTGAAGGATTCTTATAGCACGGACAAGACTTATTCAGTGTGCAAGGTGGATGTGCAAGGTTACAAGCGTGTGCGTTTTCCGAGCGTTCCCGGCACAGGTTTGGTCGGCAGTATATTTGTTGACGGAACAGGAAACGTGGTCAAAACCATCGTAGTCCCAACGATCGGTCTGAAGTTCGAGGCCGGTATGTACTTGATATCCGATGTACCGGATGGTGCGACGGCCCTTCATTTTTCGATTCTAAACGCGGCCGAGTTTGATAAGGTAGTTCTAAGTAACAGTGAGAAGATCGAGGACATGGAACCCGACTGGGTGGCCAACGAGGAACATCTTTGTGCGATAGTCGGCAGCAGTGTGGTCGGTAGCAAGTTGCGTTCATGCATAACGGGTAATTCTACAACGGCCAACATGAACTGGACCGACTTCCATTATTACAGCCAGCAGCGTGGCATGCAACAGATAGACGCGTTGATGCATTCCCGTATCGCCAACCTGTTTTATGCAAGGTACGGCCGTCGCGACAGTCAGGAACAATGCGGTGGCGGACAGCATACGAACAACCGCATAACGGGCGGTACAGCCGTTTATGGAATGCAGGATACGATCGGTTATGATGAAGCGTATAAAATAAACAACAAGATCACGAATTCCATAGTGGATGGCTCTATTCACCAGTATGCCTGGTATCGTGGTCAGGACGAGTATGGTTCTCCTGCCGTGACCCAGGTAAACAATATCAGTTGCCTTGGCTATGAGGACATCTACGGCCATAAATACGATATGATGGACGGTGTTGATTTGCCGAACGATAGTGGTAACCAGGGTAAATGGCGTATTTGGATGCCTGACGGTAGTACCCGTTTTGTCAAAGGTAAAACCTCGAACGATCAATGGATAGTAGGTGTCGCCCATGGTAAGTATATGGATGTGGTGCCAGTTGGAAGTGCTAACGGTTCGTCCAGCACGTATTATTGTGATAAATACTACATGTCTACCGCAGCCAGCCGTGTGGTTTTTCGTGGGTACAACAATGCGAATGCGAACGCCGGTGTGTCGT